ATCACGTCTGGCCGATCCGCGCCACGGATACAAGCCAGCCACAATGTGTTCATGGCCGTCTGGATCGTGGTCGCGGAAGCGGTGACGCTCTCGGTCGAGAAGTCATAGACCTGATTCGCCCAGAACGTATAGGTGCCGCTGTTGATGCCACCGACCGTGTTACCCACGGTGCCGGGAACCAGCAGTTGCAGCCCGCCAATTTCCTTGGAATCAGTGCCGGTGCCGTCTGCGTAGAGCGCAGTCGCCATCGTGTTCTTGAGCGATTTCTCAAGGTTCCGAATGCGGCTTTTCAACAGATTGAAAATCTGCTCGGGGCCGCTATTCTCGACTTGCTCAAGACCGGAGATAACCACATTCCCCGCCAACTGCTTGTAGTTGAACTCAGCGGCGGTGAAGACGTTGCTGGTCGAAGTGTCGAGCACCTCATAACCCGAATACCACTTGGTGGTCGAGTTGGTGGCGTACTCTAGCTCCTGGACGATTGTCCGACCCGTAGCGGGGGTCTTGTTCCCCTTCGAGTCGATGTGACGTAGCAACGCATTGTTGTTCGTCACGTTGTCGGCCATCGTCTTGGAATAGCCAGCGAGCGTCGTGGTTACGATCTCCGTGTAGGTACTATTTGGAGATGTCGCCATTATTGGCTCCCATCGTTAGGAGCAACAGGGCTTACCCCACCACGGCGGTCCCAATCGAGCTTCGTAAGATGTCATCGAGATCGGATGGCTTTACCGAGCCGCCTGGGGGCGACCCGCTGCCGCGTATAGGCTGCGCCTTCTTGGCTTTCTCGACAGCCGCCTTGCGCCTGTCTTCTTCCCGTTTGGCTACATCCTTGCGCTCGTTGGAGATGGTCTCTTTGTAGAGATCGTCGTCCAAACGCAGCGCCATTTTGTACGCCTGCGCCAAATCCGTGGTCTCTCCGGCGTTTACCAGCCGCCCCATCCGCTCGCGTACTTTCTCAAAATGCGGGTGCTTGAGACTTCCCTTCGCGTCCTTGAGGGTAGCGAAGGACTCAACCTGATCCACAAGTTGCTGCTGTTGAGCGTTGGCTTGCGACTGCTGCATCGATTGAACATGTGCCTGTGTCTGGGTCAGCTGCTGTTGCAGTTGCTGAATCTGTGGGTCGGAAGAAGTCTCCTCGATCCGATCCACGCCCGAATCACCAGACGACATATTGACCCCGTAGTGCTGGGCGAGATGGTGAAGGGCGGCCTTCGGGTTCTGCCGTAGCGCATTGTCGTAGGACATCAGCCGCGAGACATACTCGGCCTCGCTGATACCGTTGGCCTGCATCTGCTGCCGGTACGGTGCCAGAACTCCTTGCAATCCCTCTTCTTCACGTCGCTGCTCTGCGAGCTCAGTCGTCTTGCGAGTGAACGCCACATCGCGCTCTTGCTCCCGATGCAGCATGAAGTTCTGCTGCTCCTCGGGTAGGTGCTCGAACGCCTCGCGATGTTCAGCGGGCCATGTCTTTGGCGCGGTAAGTGCATCCGGCTCTGGCTCCACTGCGGCGTCCGGTACGCCCGCGTCGGGAGTGGCTTCGGCATCTACTGCTTCATGGCCCTCGGCGGATTCGTCCGATGGGTCCGGCTGGACTTCGACTTCTTCCGCGCTTGTTTCTCCGGCGAGTGGTCGTGGCTCTGGGGTGGGCTGCGGCTCACCGACCGCAAGCTCCCCATTAGTCTTGGCACTGCCGATGGCGCTTTCTAACACGCCGTCGAGAGTGATTGACGCTGACGCTGGCCCCGCCTCGGGGGTGCTGATCTCAGTCTCTGCCATTTTTCATCCGGTCCCAATCAACTGGGCGCTCACTTCCCGACCAGTCGTTCCCGATTTGGCGCACATTATGCCGCTTTTCATGCTCGCGCAATGCCGAGCGGCTCCCGACAGTGCTGCCATCGATCGGGGAAACGAACTCATCTATGTCCCGCATCACCATGAAAGCCTGCTCGGTCTGCGTCGGGGTAGCGCGGGGCGGGCGTGCCTTCGGCATCCATTTGATGCCCGCGTAATTCTGCCAGTACTGGCTGGAGGTCATCGCTGCTCCATCATTTTCAGTTCCGCTTCGAGCATCGCCAGGTCTTCCTTTGACTGGACGCGCTCCGATGAGGCGCGCGACTTCTCTTGAACATCTGCGGCGGTGGACCGCTCACGGGAGGTTATATCGGTCAGCTTGCCTTCCTGCTTGAGCTTCTCGCGCTCTAGCTCTGCGGCGATCTTCTGCTGCTGGACACGCTCCTCGGGCGACGGCTGCGGCGGCTGTTGCTGCGCTACCTGTAGCTGCTGCATCACCTGGGTCTCGGTCTGGCCGATTACATCCTCGAAGTTGCGTCCAATCTTCCAAGCACCAGCCACGAACTTCAATATCTCGAACGCAATCGGGGTGATCTCCGGCGCAGCCCTGGTCGCCTCGACGGCCTGTACCAGGAAGGAACCCATCACGTTGGCGAACTCCACTCGCGTTCGCTTCATCTCCTCTTCGTCGGCAAATACGGTGCTATCGGTCTCGATGTCGATCTGGTAATTACGCAGCTTATCGCTCCGCATGATCTCCAGCATCTCGTCGGTCACTTCCATCCCGGTGATACGCTGAAGGATGTCGGGCTCGTAGTTCTCGGCAATCAACTCGGCCTTGATTCGGAATAGCTCGCGGATGTATTTCTGGATGGCGTCCTGCCGTAACCGCAGGCGCATCGACCCATACTGGGCCTTCAGCTTCTGGGCGGTCGCGCTCTCCGACGCCTTGGTGCCGCCCCCTCGAATGATGTCCGAGATGCCCGTCACCTCATAGATAATCTGGAGCACCTGGCTGCGCTGCGTATAGAGGCCCTGGAGCACGGCGGAAATCTGAGAGATGTCCTCGGTCTGGAACACCACCGACAGCCCACCCTTCTGGGCCAGCGATGCGAAATTATCGGAGGGAACGAAATCGTTGTCGCCGGCATTCGCCAGATGCGCCAATTCCGGCACCGATGAATCGTAGACGCCCCGCCGTTTCAGACCCTCGATCAGATTGGCGATGCGTCTGGTTACGCGATCCAGCTCGTCGGCCTGATCTTGGTAGAGAGTGAACTCGGGCACCGGGATCGAGGTATTGTTTGTCCGCACCGCGATCATCGGCGTCGGCGTGGGGAAGAAATTGATTAGCTGGTAGGGATCGTCATCCTCGGCCAGCACCTCCTTGTATCCGGTAGCGATGAACAGCCGCTTCCGCGTGACCTTGTCCCAGATTTCCCAGACCTCGGCGCGGCTGTAAATCTCGTCGAAATCATTATCGTCCCCCGAATCTGGCGTCCACGATAGCGGAACCTCGTAGGCGTCCTTGAAGCCACGCCCAACCAGATCGTCGCGAGTGTAGAGGTGGCGGCGCGCCCGCCATGTAGCATCTTCGGGCCTGCGGCTCGGGCTCTCGCGGTAATCCTGCCAATGAACGTACTCGAACCGGCACCGCTGATCGCCCAGACGCTCGATCTCTTCTTCCTCGACGATGTCGATATCGTCGTCCTTGATCTCTAGCTTGATTTTCTCTTTGACAATTATTGGCTCGTAGACCACCCACACCACGCCACGCCCCGGCAGCAGATAATCCTCCAGCGCCGCCATCAGGGGGCGCGCCGAGTCATAGATATCCAGATCATACGAAAGCGTCCGCTCGATCAGGATGGCGACCTGGCGGGCGGCGGGATTAGGGTCGGGGAACCGCCGCCGCACATCGGGCTGCGCCATGCGGGCGAACAACGCTCCCTTGAGCGTCTCGGTATTGGCCCAGAGAATATTGAAGCGACTACTTAGGGGGCCTCTGGTACCGCTACCGCGCTCGTCTCGGTAACGCTCGACGACCCGCATACTACGCTCTCGCCAATCGCGCTCGAACTGGCTGGCTTTATCCAGCTCGCCCTGCCAGTAGCGCGTCGGGCCGAGGAGTTTTTCCTGTTCCGCTCGCGTGTCGTCTTTATCAGCCATCTCTCATACTCGCGCCGCTGGTGTTGCCCCGCACAGAAATCCCCGCCTGGTGGACGGTATCGGCGCTACCGGAGACCAGCGGGTGCCACCATTCCAGATCACGGCCTTCATCGACCATCCGATAAGCGCACGTCTCTGGCAACCAGTCCGCCTCGCGCACAATTTGCGGCGTCAGCGTCACGCAGTTGGATACCACCTCGCTGCGTAATTCGTAGCTGCGACAGCGTATCGTGTCGTGATCCAGCATAGGACACGGGATATCGGTGTATTTCACCCGCCCGTCGCTGCCTCGAATCTTCACCATGCAACATTTGCCACATCCATCGCACAGGGATTCCCATTCCCCCGGCGACATCTCCTCCAGAGACTTGGATTCCCAGAAGCTCACGCGGCCCCAAATTGCTGCATGACTTGCCGAGCTGCCTGGGCACCCATAGACCCAGGCTGCTCGCCCGTAGGCCCGGCCCCTGGCGGCCCGGTCCCCAGCACCGGCGATGGCGCAAACATGGCCGGGTCGGCCATGCCGGGAGGTAACGGCGCAACACCGCCGGTGCCGAGGTAGGGCTCTCCCGCACCAGGGGGCAATGCACCCATGCCGATGTCCATTGGCATCGCGGGCGGGGCAACCGGCATCATCATCGGAGCCGGTCCCACGGGAATAGGTATTTCTTCGAATACGGGCTTCTTCTTGACGCTGACCCCGCTGTAATCGCCGGGCGTCTCGGTAGTCGTGACGGTCAGCTTGGCCATCAGCACGTCGCCCATCGGGGCCGCGTCTTCAGGCGCAAAGCCAAAGCCGTCGTCCAAGCCGTAGGTTTCCGCCATCAGATTCTAGGCTCCGATTGGTTGGCGGCGTCAAACTCATGCATTTTCCAACGTTCGTCAAGTGTAGGCCCGCGCAACATCTCCTCGCGCCAGTCCGGCTCCGGCACTCTGGGCTTCAGATTGCGGTAGGCGATTGCGAGGTAGCGGAACGAATCAGCGGCGTGAGAGGCCCAGTTGTGCAACGGCGTCTTGCGGAAGACCCGCTTCACGTCGTCCCATTCCCGCTGATAAGAGCGCAGCGAGTTTAGCCCCGGCTCGCAGTTCTGTTCGTCGAAATAGCAGTGGTGCAGCAATAGCCGCGCCGCATTGATGCCGTCCGCGATCTTGTGGCTGGGCACGATCTTGGGCTTGCGCCCCATGTTGATCAGCGTCTCGACGCGCGTGCGCCCGGTGCCAAGCTCGCGAACCTTGGCGTCCTGGGGAGCCAGTCGTCGCCGTACCAGTAGCCCTTCTCCTCCATGACCTTAACATAGTGCTCTAGCCCTACATTGTTGTGCTCGTAGAAATCAATGACACGAACCTCGCCCAGAGTGACCTGGAAAAACCAAAGACTGCACGAATCGCTGATACCCAGATCCCACGCAACATGGACAGGCAACGATTCATCGCATTCAACGCGGCGAATACGGCCTTCTTTATCGGCGTCATCGATTATCCCTCCGTAGTAGCTGCCCTTGATGGCGGCAGTCCATGAACATTCGAACTCCTGCTGGTACTCGTCTTCCCCCATTTCCCGCTTGGCCGCTTCCAGCTCATGCGAATCAATCACATCCGTCTCGGAAGCCCGGTACATGGTGCGGTGCCACTCGCTATCGTCAGCGGCACCTCGTAAAGCCGCCAGAAATGATTGCGGCCCTTCGGCGTCCCGATAAATATCGCCCAGCCCCGGCGATCCACCAGGGCGGGCCGAATGATCTCGGACCATACTCGCGGGCTCATATCGGCATATTCGTCCAGGATCACGCCGTCGAGGAAAATCCCACGCAGGGCATCGGGGTCGTCCCCGGCCCCGCCTAGCCGTATGCGGCTTCCGTTGATCAAATCAACCCGAAGCTCAGACTGGTTGATCTTGGTGCCGGGCAAATCCTTGGCGTAGTAAACCAGATAGTCCC